ATGGCAAAAAAAACTACATATATAAACGCTGAACTTGATTGGGCAGAACAACAACTACTCTCTTGGAAAGAGTATGTTGATTCTAATCCTTTACACAAGCTTCAAGATAGAGTAAAATACAAAGAAACTTCTAATGGTGGTCAAATACCAATGGTTGTTGCAAGTATAGAATCTCAAGGTAAATTTGTACAAGATACAATGAAGAACTACCTATCCTTGTTGGAACAAGTTGATAAACTACGTGAGAAAGAAGAAAAGAAGAAAATAGAAACAAGAGGTGGTCAGGAGTTAGGATCTATGGCTGAAGAGTTTATCAAGAGTAGAAAATAATGGAATTAAAAAGCATAGACTATAAGGATTGGATGATCAATCAGAAAAGAGTTCCTGATAAAGATTCTGAAGAGTACAAACCTTTCTATGACTTTCATAAAGAGCTATGCATGAACGGATGCATGATGGACGGTACATATATAAATCCATTCCTATACTGGCACTTAAACGCATGGCATACAGAAGTTGATATTATAGATGAATATGGGCGTATTAATCAAAAATATGCTAACCCACTACTTAGAGATAACGAATGGCTTGTAACAAATGAGATAGATAGAGCACATAGAGAAAAGAAAGGACTAGTTATTCTAGGAATTAGACGTTTTGCTAAATCTGTTATAGAAGCAAGTTACATTGCTCAAGGTGCAACTTTTGATGAGAACTCTCAAAACATTATAGCAGGACTAAATGCTCCTGATATTAAGCTTATCACGGATAAGATAGATAAAGGCCTTAACTTCCTACCTAAAGCCTGGAGATGGCAGAGGGTAGAAGATAACTGGAAAAACCAAGTGACACTTGGAATTAAAACTAGAGCTGGGGAAAGAATACCTTTCTCACAAATACTTATACGTAACTTAGATGATGGTAACAATGAAGAAGCTATTGCAGGTACAAAACCTAGAAGGTTAATCATTGATGAGATAGGTAAAGGTAACTTCTTACGTGGATTACAGGCTGCAATACCTGGATTCACTACACCATTTGGATGGGGGTGTAGTCCTATTCTTACAGGAACAGGTGGGGACATGAAAAAGTTCATGGATGCAAAGAGTCTTATGTTTGATGTAGAGAATTTTAACTTTCTTACATACAACAATGCAAAAGATGATAAACGTATACACGGATTGTTCATCTCACATAAATATAGAATGGAAGCTAAAGAGGAATCATCTCTTGGAGCTTTTTTAAATAAGCCTAAATCATCTGAACTACACAATGTAGACATGATGGTGTCTAATGAGGAAAAGGCTACAGAAGTAACTAATACTAACTTAGAGCGTCTTAAAAAAGCAGGTGATAGATTAGCTTACTTAAAAGAAAAGATGTACTATCCACAAGAGGTAGATGACATATTCTTAAATGAAGACACAAACATCTTTGATATAGAAGCAGCTAAACGTCAGAAGCAAAGATTAGTAGAAGGTGAAAGAACAGGAACTCCTGTCATATTATATGATGATGGTAATGGTGTAAAGCATGATTTTACAGATAAGCGTCCTATTCTTAACTTTCCATTGAAACATACAGATTTAAAAGATGCTCCTGTAGTTATTTATGAATTTCCTGTAGAGAGTCCACCTTATGGCCTATATGTTGCAGGTATTGACCCTTACAGGCAGGGTAAATCAGCATATAGTTCATCATTAGGATCAGTTTATATATATAAACGAATGCATGCTATATCTGGTGAGAAATACCAAGATATGTTTGTAGCTAGCTATTGTGCACGTCCAGATAAGAAAGAAACCTGGGAAAATCAAGCACGATACTTGATAAAATACTACAATGCAAGAGCATTGTGTGAAAATGATGAGATATCCTTTATAGATCATATGATAAGTAAAGGAGATGCTCAATATTTAGAAAGACAACCTAGTTGGCTTAAGGAAATAGTACCAAATACTACTGTAAGACGTGACTATGGTATACATAGATCATCAGAAAAGATTAGAGACTTCCTACACGGTTGTCTCAAGAAGTACACAGAAGAAATTGTACACGCTGAGACTAACGAAGATGGTGAGATTATTTCTCAAACTAAAGGTATGGCTAAAGTGTTAGATCCTGCACTACTAGAAGAGATGATACAGTACAATGAATCAGGTAACTTTGACCGAATCATTGCAGCTGAGTTAGCAATTGCGCTAGCTATGAAACTAGACCCTATTCTTGGAAAAGCAGGAGAATACCAGGATGCAAGATTAACATCTATGGTCAACCGAAACAAAAAAAATAAACTATTTACACAATCCAGAGGGTTGTTTAATAGAAAGAAAAATAAACTTTTTTCATAATGGCAATTATAAGATATACAAAAGAAGACAATGTTAAGTATGCTTACCTAAACATTTTTCCTGACCAGTTTAAAACTGAAAAGCAGAAGAAAGATGACAGTTGGGTGAAGAACACTATGGATTACTTTGCAACCAAAGCATATACAGAATACATAAAAAATAGAGACACGTTTGTAAAAAACTATGATCTCATGAAAGGTATATTAAGAAAAGAAGATTTCTTGATTGATGAGCCAGAGGTTAAAAGCTTTACAGATATGTTGGAGAAAGATATAGATCTTCCTTCATATGTAAAACACTATTCAATCATTACCACTCCAGTTAATGAGTTAGTAGGTGAGATTTCTAAACGTCCAGACTCATTTAGAGTTAAAGCTTTTGATGATGATAGTCAAGCTCAAGAGTTGCAGTTTAAGACAGAAACGTTACAAGCTTACGTAATCAATCAAGTTAAGCAACAAGTAATGGCAAAAGCTGCTATGTCTGGTGAAGAAATATCTATGGAAGATATTCAGGCAATTACTATGGAGCAAGTAAAAGATCAGCTGGATAGTTATACATCTGTTGCTGAGAAGTGGGCTAATCACACACTTACATCAAATAAAGCAGACTTTAACGTAAAAGAAATGTCAGAGGATGCTTTTAGAGATTTACTAATATCTGCAAGAGAGTTTTATCACATATATGAAGATAACTCTAAACTTGGATTTAATATAGAGGTAGCTAATCCAAAGAACACTTGGTTTCTTACAACACCTGATAAAAAATATATATCAGACCCAACAGGAAGATCACAGGGAGCCTATGCTGCTGGTACTGTTGAGGTTATGGAAATCTCAGAAATTATTGAAGCTTTTCCAGATCTAACTAAAGAAGAGATTGATCATTTAAGAAGTTCATTACAAGACTATGGGCTGATTGATGTACAAGAGTCAAACCTTGGTAACCCAAGCGTTGATCCTGGAATAGATTCTATAAACTATGATACATATGATCCATTAGTTTTACAGACACGTATGATTATTGAGTCAGAAATGAAAGAGAATAATGATGGCTTGCAAGACTTTTTAGGTCTTACATCTAATGTGTCTTCATTTGGATACAAGTATGTTGTTATAAGAAGTTATTGGATATCTAAAAGAAAAATAGGTAAACTTATTTATACAGACGAGTTAGGTAATGAACAATCAACTCTTGTAGACGAAACATACAAGTCAGGTGATGTGCCTACTCAAATATCTCTAGAATGGGGATGGGTTAACCAATGGTATCAAGGAACTAAGATTGGTCCAGACGTTTATCATATTAAACCATACAAACTTCTAAACTATTGCCCAATTATAGGTACTACGTATGAAGTAAAGAACACAGAAGCACGATCTCTAGTTGATTTAATGAAACCCTTCCAAGTTATTTATAACGTTTGTATGAATCAGTTATACAAGCTTCTGGAAAAAGAAGTTGGTAAGGTTCAACTAATGTCACTTAGACATATTCCTGTTCCTAAAGATGGAGATGCACAAGATGCGCTTGATATGTGGGAAATGGAAGCTCGTGAACGTGGTGTTGTATTTGTTGATGACAGTCCAGAGAACTTAAAAGCTCCAAGCTCATTTAATCAGTTTACATCATTAGATCTTACACGTACTCAAGAAATACAATCAAGATATACACTAGCCCAACAAATGAAAATAGAATGTTGGGAACTTATAGGTATGTCTAGACAACGTATGGGGTCAATAGCTGCATCAGAAACAGCTACAGGTACCCAAACTGCTATGCAACAAAGTTATTCTCAGACAGAACCTCTATTCATTGCTCACGAGTATGTACTGGGTCAACTATACCAATCTATTATTGATGCATCATTATATGTTGAAAGTTCTAAACCAGAATCTACCCTGTCATATATAACAAACGAAGGAGAGTCTGCATTTGTTCGAGTGAATGGATCAGACTTAAAACTTCGTGATTTAAAAGTGTTCCTAACTAACAGACCTGAAGACACTCAGATGTTTAATGAACTTAGACAACTATCTCAAGCTATTATTCAGAACGGTGGCACACTTTATGATGTGATCGAACTATATAGTACTAAGTCTATGAGAGACATGAAGAAAACCTTCAAGGATCTTAGAGATAGACAAGTTCAACAACAGCAACAGCAGATGGAGTTGCAGCAAAAACAACAAGAACAATCTGGTCAAATTGCGCAAGCTCAGATGCAAGAAGCTGCTAGAATGGCTCAAGAGAAACAAGCTAATGAAAACTTGCAAAACGAATTAGATCGTGTAAACAAGAAAGAGATTGCTATGATAAATGCAATGTCTAAAGAAGGTGGAGCAAGTGCTGACCTTGATGCTTCAGGTACACCAGATGCGTTAGAAATAGAAAAATTAGCATCCCAACAATCTAAAGCTCAAAAAGATTTTGAGAGTAAAATGGCTGATATAAATTCAAAAAATACTTTAGCTCAGCAGAAGCTACAGATTGAAAGAGAGAAAATAAAATTAGCTCGTGACAATCAAGCAAATGATCTTGCTGTAGCAAAAGAAAATGCAAAAGGTAGAAATAAGAAAAACTAATTAATTAAATTAGGAGGAGTAAAAATATTAATGCTATATTATTTAAAAAAGTTGCAAGAATGTGCTAATAATATTTTGATAATAAATACTCTTCTTATACTTTTACAATAAGTAAACCAAATACGTAATAAAATACAACTACATATGTCTGATAATTTAGATAAACTCGGTAATTTCGGTATTCAAGATACTGTGGAAGCTGGTGCAGGAGACACTCAACTATTGAATGATCTACTTGCTCCAGAAACTGCTTCAGGTAACCCTGATGATGTCGAACCTATAGTAAATGAAATAGATTCTCCAAAACAGGAAGTAAATAATGACCCTCCAAGAGGTAAAGATATTACACCACCAAAAAGTGCTGATGGTAAAACTGATGAAGAAAAACAATCAGGAGAATCTCTAGTTGCTGACTTCTTAAGTGCTTCTGATGGTGACGAAGATGATATACCTGCACCTGAACCTAATGATGATTTAAAAGAAGCTGCACAAGATCATGCAGAAGAATCTAATGATAATGAGCAAGAAGAAGATGAGCAAGAAAATGAGGTAAATGACAGTAAGTTCACTGCATTAGCTAATGACTTGTTTAACTTAGGAGTATTTAAAAAAGAGAACGAGGAAGAAGAAGTATCAATAAATACTCCAGAAGAATTTCTAGAAAGATTTACTGCTGAAAAGAAAAAAGGAGCATCTGAGATAGTTCAAAACTTCATTGGTCAATTTGGAGAAGATTACCAACAAGCCTTTGATTCCATCTTTGTAAAAGGTGTAGATCCTAAAGAGTATTTCGGAACATACAATCAAATTGTAAGTTTTACTGAAATGGACTTATCTAAAGAGAATAATCAAGTATCAGTAATGAAACAAGCATTATCTGATCAAGGATTTGAACCAGAAGACATAAGTAAAGAAATCGAAAGATTACAAAACTACGGTGATTTAGAAGCCGTATCTACAAGACATCATAAGGTGTTAGTAAAGAAAGAAGCTAAAAAGCTTCAACAACTAGATCAAGAAGCTGAACAAGTTCAAGAACAAAAATCTGCTATTAAAAATCAGTATATTAACAATGTTCAGACTATATTGACAGATAAGCTAAAAGAAAAAGAGTTTGATGGTATTCCAATCAATCCTAACTTAGCAAACGAACTACAAGACTTCCTATTAGTAGACAAGTGGAAAACTCCTGCTGGAGAAAATCTCACTGACTTTGATCGTGCTATCTTAGATTTGAAAAGACCTGAGAACCATGAAATGAAAGTAAAGGTGGGCCTTTTGATGAAGATTTTAGAAAAAGATCCTACTCTATCTACTATACAGAGAACTGGTGTGACTAAAAAGTCCAATCAGTTATTTGGGGAAGTAGCTAGGCAAGTAACTAGAAGCAAGTCGGCTTCTAAGACTTCAAACAAAAAGAGCAAACCTAATTCATGGTTTATATAATAATTTAATAATTTAAAACGAATAAAATGGCAATTCAAACAATCCCAGGTCTAACTGGTTTTACTTATGCACGAGTAGCTTCTATGGATAAGCGTGCTGTAGGAAAGCTAACAGACGCAAATCACTTAGAGTCTTTCCACTCTACTGAGCCTGCGGACTATGATAAAAAGATTATCAGTCTGTATACTCAATCTTCATTGTACAGCAATGATTTCCTAGACATGATCAATAAAAGTACACCTTACTTTATTGACAATAACAGCGATGCATGGAAATGGAAAATAGCTGTACCTTACAAATTCCCAAAAATTATTGACATTCCTGATTCAACAGCTGCTATGGCTAAACCAGGTATTGATGGTCAAGAGTTTCAACTTGTACTAGATACAAATGAGTTCTCTAAGAATGCTATCATTTCTGTAGGAACACGTCAATATGGACCACGTTTCTACGTGATCAAAGATCCACAGCCTTGGAATGCTGGGTTCTTATATACTTTTACATTAGTAAGTGCTAATCCAACTGTAGACTTTGTAAGCCCAACTTTCTTAGCTACTGGAATTGAGTTAGAACTAGTTGATGCTGCAATTGGAGAGTTTGATCAAGACTTGTTAGGACTTCCAAGATTGGGCGAAGAGATCACTATGTTTGAATCATTAGGTTCTGCATATGGGTACGAGCACAAAATTACTGAATGGGCTGATGACAAAATGTTACGTGACTCTTCAGGTAAAGCATTAGACATCTTAGTATATGCTCCACAAAGACGTAATCAATTACCATTAACTCGTAATGATGTTAAATGGGAACCTTTCGTTGAGTTCTGGATGCGTAAGTCTATGATAGAATTAAAAGTTAAGAGAATGATCTGGGCTAAGCCTGGAACAGTTAAGACTAATGGTTCTAAACAAGAATTAAAAAGAACTTCTGCTGGTGTATACCACAGAATGAGAAATAACGGAAACTTGGTACAATACAATAGAGGTGAGTTCTCTGCAAACTTGATTCGTTCAGTATTTGGAGATTTATTCTATAGAAGAGTAGACGTTAAAGATCGTAGAGTTAAAATGTATACTAATGAGGCTGGATTCGATGTATTCCAACAAGCTCTTAAAGATGATGCACTTAACTCTGGATTAACATTTATGGCTGATTCTGGAAACAGATACATGCAAGGAGAAGGACAGTCTATTACTTATAACTTTGCATTTGATGCAATGGTTACTCGTGAGACTGGACGTGTAGAACTTGTTCACTTAAAAGAGTTAGATTTACCACAAACTAACTTAGAATTTGGACAAAACAAAAAGTCTACTCCTGTATTTATGGTATTTGATGTTTCTCCTCAGTCTGATGGATCAATGATCAACAACATCCGTGAGGTACGTATGAAGGGTGCACCTTCTATGACTTGGGGTTATATTGATGGAACTCGTCACCACTTAGGTTTTGCTAAGTCTCAAGGTATGAGCTCTGCTAATAAATTCCCAGGATACGAAATCTGGATGAAAGATCGTTGTGATGTATTCATCGAGGATTTATCTAGAACTGTACTTATCGAAGAGATTCCACAGTTCTAAAAAAGAGATCTACGGTTGGCTATCCCTAGTCAACTGTTTCTCAGAGAAGAGTCCCCTCAACCCACACTGTCCCTCCTCAGAGGGGACATCCTTCTCGATATAAGAATGCTGAATTAAGTTTCTACCTGTTCAATCAGAGCATTCTACAAATAGTGATAAACCAAATAAATTAATTAAACTACATTATGGGTAAAATAGGAAAAGTTTCTACTATTAAGAAACAATACAACAGTTCGCAGTTGCAAACCATGGATAGTAATCTTGCTCAGCAAGGTATGACAAGAATTCCTGGAACAGGAGTTTTTAAGTATCCTTATAAAGAATTAGATGGTAAGTACAGAACAGGCTTAGATCCTAGTGCTGGATACATTAAACGTATTCAAGATTCTACTGAAAGAGAGCTAGAAATTGAGCGTGTTACAGAACTTAGAGACAAGTTACAAGCATCTTTAGGAGATATTGATTTAGGACCAAGAGCTAAATTCTGGAACTATGGATTATCTACAGGAGCAAATGATTCATTACATGTGCAACCTGTAAAACTTTTAGATGGAGATAACTTCTACGATCTAACGCAACCTCTACAAGAAGTAGCTTTTGCATGGTTAAGAGTGCATCCAACAGTTGCATCTTCTTATCAAGCATGGGAAAGAGGTGAGTTTCCTGCAGACACACAATTCTATATTGTTAATGATGATATTGAAAGTGCAATTGTCTACAAGAAAAAACAGCTTATTAATAAAGCTATTATCAAATTTGACTCAATGACTCCTGAGAAGAAAAAGAAAGTTGCAAGACTACTTGGACTTCCTGTAACTGATGAGACAAAAGAAGAAGTTGTATATAATCAAGTTGATAGTATGTTGAAACAATCTGAAGTTAAATCTGGAAGCTTTAAAGGATTAAATCCTGTAGAAGTATTTAACAGATTTGCTGACATGAAAGAAAATTTACTCCATATTAAAGATTTAATTAAACAAGCTATTCAACATTCAATCTACAGAGTTAAACCAAGTGGAAAAATCTATGAAGGTGAATACGAAGTAGCAATGGATGAAGAAGAATTATTAAAGTATTTAGTAGATGAAGATCATCAAGAAGACTTAATAGTTCTAGAAAAAAAGTTGAAAACAAAGAAACTAGCTTCTGTATAAGAGGCTAGTTTTAAAACTCTTTTATAAATGATACCAGTAGATAGTTTATTATACAAAATAGACCAAAAACTAAATAAACTATCAACTAACGAGCATCAACAAATTCAACTTGAAGATAAGATCTTAGCTTTGAATGAGGCTCAGATTAAGTTGATAAAACAAAAAGTTGATGGTTTCGCAATCCCTAATAAGTTAGGGTTTGATGCTTTTAAAAAAAGGTACGAAGATTTACAAAATTTAGTTATAGATTTTAAAAATCAACCACTACCTTTACAAGAAACTAATACCGAACTACATCAATGGGATGCTGATCTAACTTCACTAAAACCTGAATACATGTTTTATGTTGATAGTTATATATTGGCAGATAAAGGTAAATGCAAAGATCGTAAGATATGGATTAACAAGGACTTAAGTAAACATGGAGACTTATCTCTATTACTTAATAATGATCACTACAAGCCTAGCTTTGAGTATCAAGAAACGTTAAATGCAATATCATCTAACACTATTAGTATATATACCGATGGTACATTTACTCCCAAAGATATTTACATAATGTATATGAGATATCCTGTGTATATTAACAAAACAGGTTATGTCATGATGGATGGAAATCCATCTACTAATCAAGATTGTGAGCTTGCTTCATATTTAGAAGATGAACTTCTAGATTTGACAGTTCAAAATCTTGCAATGTATACTGAAAACGCTAGTGCGGTGCAAAGTGCACAATTCAGAATACAAACTAATGAATAATATTATTTTTAACCTTTAAATCATAAAACATGTCTGATTTTTCATTAACCACGTTATTCGTGGTGCCAGTGGGGCAAACTGATGTTCCTAGCTCTGGTTCGACTCAAGATTTAACTGCAGGTACTGTAGGAATCTTTGATCAAAATTATCTAACTGTAAGCTCAACAACTGCTGAAGCTGCAAAATACCTGTACGTTGCTCAAGGTAGAGCAAACACTTACCTACAAGGATCTAAAAGATCTGATAAGATTTCTGGATCTAAAAATACAGGAAGTGGTAGTAATGTAACAGAATGGTACAAAGTATCAGGATGCGCCACTGCTGCTAATCAAATTACTGACGTAACAGACTTCAAAGTACAATGTGGTGAAATCGTAACTTTAACATTACGTGCTCACTCTTCTTACATTGATACATTATACTTCAATGGATTTACACGTTCTGTAACTGTAAATGCTCCATGTTGTGAATGTGGCGGTGATGTATGTACTGATGTAGATACTAACGCATTAATCAACTCTCTAATTGCTAAATTAGAACAACAAGCTCCTGGAAACAATCCAGACAACGTTTCTTTCAACTCTTTCTTTACTTTTGAAAATGTTGGTGGAACTAAACTTAGAATCGAAGGTAAACCATTAACTAAATATGGTCAACCTTGTGATGTTGCTGCATTCCCATTCGAGTATGACAGAATGTACTTCAGTACTTTTGTATACGATGGACCAGCTACAACTGCTGATTTTATTGTTGCTGATGCTTGTAATATCGTTGCTAGTTCTTCTTTAATTCAAAAAGCATCTTATGCTTCTGGAGGATCTGAAGAATTCAAGCAATTAGAAAAGAACTTCTACAGCTACCAAGCTGGATATTTAAAGTCACTATATAGAAAAGGTGGCTACAATGAGAACTTTGAGTCTTATGTATCTGATGGAGTTGTTTACGATAGCTACTACATTAGGTTTAACCAGTATGATAAAGCTGCCTACCAATGGGGAGATTACATCATGCAAGATTCAACTGTAATCATCGCTGCACCTAACGCTGACACAAGTGGTATTGCTGCTTCAATAGAGGCAATATTAGTAAATGCATTAGGAGCTGTTGCTGATGACAATGTATGTATTACAACAACTACTACTGCTGCTTAAACAGCGTCAGATGTAGGGAGAGAACATTAACATAAACCTATGCCAGAGGTGAGAGGATTTACACTCATATCCTCTGGCATTTTTTTTTAAAACAATAGTATGGCAGCCACATTACAATTAGATATTATAGTACCTCCTACCTATAGTACTCTGTTACTTGCTGTTACAGATGCATCTGTCTATCCAGACAGCCCACCAGTTGTATCAGCTCCAACAATTGAGATAGAAGTACCAAATTTTGGTAAACAAATATTACCTTTTCTACCATTAGAAACTAACATCTTTGGATCAGACACTTTAGGAATAACTGAAGATGGCTGCAAACAAGCTTTGCCTGATGGTATATATAAATTAAAATATTCAATAGCTCCAGCATACACAAACTATGTTGAAAAGACTATTATGCGTGTTGACAAATTACAGGAGAAATTTGACAGTGCGTTTTTAAAACTTGACTTAATGGAGTGCGATAGTGCCCTTAAAACTCAAGCTAGTGTAAATTTAAACACAATAAACTTTTTTATTCAAGGAGCAATCTCTTTAGCAAACAATTGTGCTGAGCAAGATGCTCTTAAGTTATATACAAAAGCAAGCAATATGCTTGATCAATTTATAAAAACCAATTGTGGTTGTACTGGTAACGGTAACAATTACATAATAAACTTTAGATAAAAATGGCCCAGTGTGCAAATTGTGGTGCAAAAGTAGGATGTGGATGTCAGTTAACTAACGGTCTATGTGCTCATTGTAATGGTAATTCTAAAAAGGAAGTAACAACATCAACTTATGTTAACACCCAGATTAACAAACTGTCAGGACTGTCACAAGATACCTGATTTACTTAGGAAGATAGATTGCAAGATAGCAGAACTTGCTAACAGTGCATACAATAATGTTGTATTCATGTTAGGGGATTGTGTTCCTGCTACTGCAATTGTTCAGTTGCTAGCATATAAACGTATATTAACGTTTAAATACTGCAATCCTCATTATGGAGGATCTTTGTCTGTTAACGATATTGCTGGTAAAGTTATTCGTTTAACATCTGGATGTGTTGCTAAATGTAACGAACCTACGGTATGTGAAATAACAACATGCCCTATACCTATAGTACCAAATCCAACAACTACAACTACCACTACATCTCCAATAATTTGTGAGTTTAGTGGAAATATAATTTGCATTCCACCAACAACTACAACAACTACAACTACTATATTACCAGATTGTAGAGTTGAAGGATGTTTCCAAGTTAGAGAGATACCACCTCCACCTCAATGTGAGACACCTTTTAATACAAATAATCCAGAAGGTTTCCCTAATGGTATAACAGGTAACGGTACAAAAGTATTATCTAATGGTGTTGAATTAACTACAACTTATACAGGACCAGCTATATCACCTACTCTATTAACAGATCCTGGAACAGAGGAATTGTGTGATGGAGTATTAGTTAATACATATAATGATACTGACAAGACTCAGTTCCCTCTAGTAATAGGAGGATCTATAGTTTTAGAATTTGACCCACCTGTAGTTTCTGTAGCACTTGTTAGTACTGGATATGGATACAGTAGTTTCTTAGGTGAGACAGAAACTGTAACTGTAGAGTCTTTAGATCCTATTGTAGGTGAAACATTACTTAGCTGTAGCTTAAATGAAGCCACTGCTACTTATGAAACAACTCAAGTTAATGAAAATCAAATTAACTTAACAGGTGTACAAATTAGTCCAAGTTTACAAAGTGGAATTACTGTTATTACACCAGAAGCAGGAAGTATCTCTAGATTAGTATTAACTAACACTACAAGTCTTCCATTAGCTGGTGTAGTCTTTGATTTATATGCATGTGGTGGTGTTGCACAAACAACTACAACCACTACAACTGCTACTCCAGAAGACATTCCATGTACAGATGGATTGGATGTGGCATTTGTATTTGATTATACAACATCAATGTATCCTATAGTTCAAAATGTAAAAGCAGGAATAGCAGGTATTGTAAATGCTATTTATGCTCAGTCAGGTGCTGGTGGATATAGATTATCTTTAGTAACTGTTGATGAGTATACGGACAGTCAACCTTACGCCATCCCTAGTTATGGAAATTGTGTAGATTACATAAATTTAGATTCTAGTCAAAAAATTATAAATGGTCCTACTCAAAGTGTAAATCCAGCTTTTGTTCCATATGATCTTTATCAATATATTACTGCTTGGGAAATGTTTAGTGACAATAATCAAGCAACCTTTAATCAACAACTTCAAAAATTAAGTGGAGGAGCTGGGACTGGAGATGGTTGCGTTCAAATAGGCAATGGTGTAATGGCTGCTGAACCTACTGACTATGCAGCTAAATTAATTGCAGAATCAAGTTTGACAGGAGCATTTAGACCAAATGTTGCAAAATATATTGTTATACTAACTGACCAATTTCCAGGAAGCACTAGAGATTATTTTGATGTAGTTGTTTGGGAAGGTATACAAAGTATGATTACATATGCTCAGGAAAATGGAATTAAATATTTTGTTTTAGGTGAGGGTGTAGATCTAGTAGGAGGAGATCCAGGTTCTTCATCTGTTGTAGATGGTATATACCCATGGAGAGAATTAGCAGAACAAACTGGTGGAGATTGGAGCAATGATGCAAGTTCACAAGAAATACAACAGCAAATAATAGCTGCGTGTAACTCAACCACAACCACAACAACTACAACTCCACCTGCAACCTGGAACCCAAATACGTATTTTGTATTTAATATAGATACAAGTTCATCATTTTATTATGATACACAGAGAATTTCAGATGTATCTAGTTGTTCTATTATTAGGGCAAAGTTAGAAGCACATGTCGGTGGATGGCCTACCACAACTTTTGTACTATTTGAAGGAACGTCATCAGATGATATGGCATATATTGATGATGTAAATGGCGAGACTCTTAATTCTAGATTCTTTTTAAAAATAGGAATGGAAGTGAGTGGACCAGGAGTTCCTTCAGATACAGAAATAGTTAGCATTTTTGGTGCTGAAATAACAGTTAATAACCCTATATCAACTCCTATTAATTCTGTATTAACATTTACACTTAGCTCTTCAGCAAAAACTGCAGATTATAATAATGAAGGTAATCTTAGAAATATTTTACAGGATTATTATGCAACAGGACTAACTGAAGGTGAAGGTAATACAGATCCTACAACAAATGGATCAGATGCATTTGATTCTCATTTAATTTATGCAAGTGATAGAACTGAACATCAAATAAAATATTTAGCTAATGCAGGTAATAATAACGCACTACCTATAGACACATCTCCTGGAGGAAAATTTGAGGGAGCAGATAATATTATATTTCAGTCTTTTGGAGATTCTAGTATAGCTTATAATGGACAGTTCAGTGATTGGGATAATAGACAAACTCAGACAGACCCAAATGTTACAGATGATGTAACTTTTGTAAAAACTACTATATCTGATTTAGAAACAGCTGCAGGAAATACCACAATATATAGAGGTATATTCTATACAATGTCTGGTGGTGGTAGTAGAGAGGACTATGAAGAACTTTCTACTGGATTAGAAAGTGGAGCAAATGCAGAAAATGAAATGTATGCGTACACAAATGAACAACTCTTGGTAGCAGAGTCAAATGGTGAACCAACAAGAATCATTTATGTTAGAAATGTTCCATCTTACCCACAACCAAATGAATGGTTTGAAAATATAAAGAATGGATTAAACCAACTAGGTTATAACTTATAAAGTAAGTAAAGAAAATGATAATATTTATAACATTAAGTTTCGCAGGTGCAGAGTCAGGTCCTTTTGATCTGTACTCTGATGTTGATGGTTTTACTACACCATTTGCACAAAATATAAGCAAGGCTGATCTTTTAGGAGGTTATGAAGTCGAAGCTCCTGATGGAACAACAACTGTTAGATTATTAGATTTAGGTGCAGATTGTACACCTTTTACAACAGATATATACAACTGTGCTACACCAAACTGCGACTTCTCTGGAGAGATTCTTTGTCCTTATGAGAATTGTGACTTTAGTGGAACAATTGTTTGCCCTGCTCCAGATTGTAATTTTACAGGAGAGATTCTTTGTCCTGTAACTACTACTACTAGTACTAGTACAAGTACAACAACTACAACAGCTGCTCCAACCACTACAACAACTACTACTAGTTATCCACTGTTCTCTCCATGTACTTGGTCAACTTATGGTGGTAACTCAGGAGAAATTGCTGTATACGACTTTAACACTAATTCATCAACTTCTGTGCTAGTACCTAATGACTTTACAACCACTCAAGGGATTAACAGACCTATCTGTTCTACAGAAGATAAGTTATGGTTGGCTAGTGTTACAACTGATAATACAGTGGCATACATTAGAGAGTGGGACATAAATACATCTGGTCCTACACCAACTTTATCTTATGTTAGAGAAATAACTGTTTATGTAGCAAATCTTGATAGCGGAAGTATTTATGGAAGAACTATATCCACAATAGCTGTTAATAGTGATAATAGTAAATTACTTGTAGGATTTGGTGCAATAGACCAAGGCGGTAATGTAATGGGTATTTACAAGTGGGACATTTCTACACTTGGTGACATTGCGCTAAGTCAACAAAATTCTGAAGGCAATGCAGGTGTTAGTTTTGGTAATACTTCTGGTATAACAACAGAACTTACAGGAACGTTTATTACTAATGACAATAATGTTATTGTTTCTGCTAGATACTATAAAAATCCAGAAGCACAAGGAATCGTTGGATCAAATCGAGTAAGACAATATGAAGGATTAGACTTAAGTTCTTGGGGTGCACAGTCAACACCTGTTATTAATTTACAACAACGTGGTGTTCCTGACTTTACAACTAACTGGACTAATGTAAGTAAAGCTATGCCTGTATGGGGTGTAAATGGATTATTACAGGTAATTCAACCAGAAACACTTCAGGTGTATAATATTGATCAAATAGGACCATATGATGCTACACTGTCAGGTACAGTAGCTGATAATACTGTTTGGATACACACATCAACTGGTTGTGCAAATGTTGACATTATATATGAGGATTGTGAAGGAGCTACATGGATACCTGCATTAACTGAACAAGACAAGAGTGGTGACTGGGTATATACAGGACCTGCTACTTTTACATATGCAGGAATTGAGGTTACAGCTAGTGCCAGTCAAGATAATATGAAATTACAATCAGGAGATAGACCAGGAGGTGTACCTATAGGAGGATGTAGTGGAATATCTAACCCACCTGGAACTAATGTATTAGGAACCCTTAAAGGTTTTGATTTTACTATTACATTAAGTTTTTCACAACCTGTTAATAATATTCCTATTAGAGCTGCTGTATTAAATAGTCAACCTGATTTTAGTTATGGAGATGTTTATACGTTTGACACAAATACAGGAACACCTAATGTATCAATAAGTGTTGGATGTAATGTTCAAGTTCAAGGAAACTCAATAGGTGGAGGTGTACCAGACTATGGTACAGAAGGTGATGGAGAATTTATTATATCTTCTGATGAAAACTATACAGTTTTAACTATATCTGGTGACGCTCCAACTGGAGGACCACTATTACTAGGTTGTTTAGAAGTTGAAAAAAACTGTACATGGGCAACACCTTTTAGAGGAAGTGCTGGAGCTGATACAGTATTTATATATAACCCAATAGCTAATACATATTTACCACAATCTCTTCCAAATGGGTTTGGTAGTGTGGCTGATTATAAAAGAGGAAATTTTAGCTCAGAGAATATTTTGTTTTTTGCAAAAAAAGAGGGATCTGATCTTCTTATAAAAAGATATGATATAGGACAAGGTTTAACATACATTGATGAGATAGTAGTAACTGCTCCTTCTGGTGAACAATTTTCAGCACCATCTACATGTGCGATGGATGATAATACTCTTTTATTAAATACAAACCAAGGAACTCTAGGGTACGTTGGTAAAATATATAAACTAGTAATAAATTCAGACGGTACAACTACACTAACATTCTTATTTACTTTAGAAAGTGAGAGACCTTATTGGACATCTCCGATATTTTCAAATAATAAAATAATATATCAGAGAGTAGATACTCAAGATATTGACACTCCACGTTATATAGTTCAAAGGGATTACGCTACCTTAGATATAGAACTTGAAATAAATGTAACATACTTAAGTATCCTGGATACTGAACCAGATGGATATGTTATTCAGAACAGTAACCAGTCTATGTTTTTCTATGAGGATAAAATGTACATACTTGTAAGTGGTATTAAGTTATATGAAATAGATACAACTTTCCCTTACAATACTACATTAATAAATGAAAACACAGAATTCTTTGGTGCAGAAGAATTTAATAATCAATATTTAAGAGCTTGGAGTAATTCAGGTGAATGTAGTTCAAACTTATCTTTTATTCCATCAAATGAAACTACAACAACTACCACTAGTACAACAACGTTACCTCCAGATGCTCCAAGTACAATATGGATAAAGTTTGACCCTGTAACACCAGTATAGATATAAATTATGAAAGTAACACAAAAAATAAAAGATAAATTAAGAGAGGTTCGTAGATCAAATCCAGGTCTTACTTCTGTGTGGTATGGTTATAAATCATCTAATGGAGTTAGTACAGGAGAGCTAGGTATTGTATGTGGTGTTGAAAAGAAAAAACCTTTATCAGAACTATCAGCTGAAGAAATTATACCAAGTGAAGTGAAAGTTGGAAGTCAGACCATTAGAACGGATGTTGTAGAAATTACTCAACCAGAGTTACTTACTTGCAATGGTGGCTGTGGTGAAAACGCAGGATCAGCATCAGTACCTAACAGATCATATACAAGACCTATTAAGGGTGGTTTATCTATAAGTACAAATAATACATCAGGCAGTGTTGGTACATTCGGATTAGTTGTAAAAGATGTTGCTACAGGAGCAATATTAGGACTTAGTAATAATCATGTTACAATTGCAAATGCATTTTACACAAACTACAGAGACCTAACTTATAATATACAAAACGATTATGACCCAACAAACAATGTATACCAAGGAACCGAAGGAACTGTTCCTGGAGGTAGTTGGTCAGAGTATTTTACTTCAGCAAATATAATTGGAAGAGGAGTAAGATATGTTCCCATTCATCCAGAAACTTCAGGAATAACAAATAACGTAGATGCTTCATTATTTTCATTAACCGACAATGTTATAAATCTTAATGAAAGCTTTAAACAAGTTGGATTAGATTCAATTATTACAAATAATCTTCCTTTTGCTACAACTGCAGAAATAGATAATGTATTAATAAGCAATCCAGAATTATATAGTTCAGGAAGAACAACAGGTCCTAAAGGTGGAGCTAGTTGCCCCATGAGAATTTTTACAACAACTGGAAGTTTTAATATTAGTTATAGTAACCAAAATGGACAATGTTCAGGTGCCAACCCTGGAAATTGTACATTAATTGAAATGGAAGATATTATAGGATACTTTAAACCTATCTTAGAAAATCCTACATCACAGAATCCAGATGAAGGGTTTTGTTGTAATCCAGTAAGAGGTGGAGATTCAGGATCAGGTTTAATTGCTAACATAGGAGGAACTATAAAAGTAATTGGACTAGTTTTTGCTGGAGGTGGAGCAGGTTGTGATGGAGGGGCTAACTCATATACAGTTGGTTGGGCCTGTAGAATAGATGAAGTAGCTAGTCAATTAGGAATTACTAGTCTTAACGCAGGTGACCTACTCACTGTTGTAAATAACGCCTCAATAGAATACATAACAGAAATTGGAGGAAGTGATCAAATAAATAAAGAATGTGGAGGAACAACTTACTGGCAAGTTGGTCTAACAGACACATTAGATAACCCTTGTTAAAATATAAAATATCATGTCAAATAATTGCTCAAATTGCTATAACGGATGTACTGAGATAACCTCAGACAAATGCGTTAAATATACAGGGGTAGAGGTCCCTGTTCTAGGAATACAAAATGGAGACTCTCTATCTTATGTAGAGCAGTCAATAATAGGTTTTTTAACCTCAACTCTTGATGGTACAGGAATATTTCCTGTAGTACCACAGACAGATATATGTCCAAGTTTACAAGCAGAACTAGACGATTGTAACCCACTTTCATTAAATAACTACTTAACAGGAATAGTAAAGTTTTTATGTAACCTCGAGGAACAAGTTATTGATATTGCAGACCCTGAAGTTTCAACTGTAACATATGATTTAAATTGCATCAGTGGTGGTATTTCATCACCTGATCCAACATCAACAGAAGCAGTTTTACAGGCTGTCATAGATAAAGTTTGTTTAATAGCTGAAGATCTAGCAAATTTTATTACTTTTGTAGATAATACGTATGTTAAAGTTTCAGATATAAATACGTATATTGAAAACTATATACAAAATGATCCAAGTGAACAGCTTATTGCTAACAGGATGGTTCCTTTTTCAATTGTTGCTGCTACTGGAGGTGCTGCATTTCTTAACAACTTTAATGCTTCTGGTGCTGGTATAGGTAACTGGGAAAGGATATATCTATGTAATGGCGAAAATGGAACTCCTGATTTAAGAGGTAGAGTGCTAGTTGGAACTAGTGATGGAAGTATGAGTGGTGGAGCAATGGATATATCTGTAGATCCTGCTCAACCTGAGAACCCAACTTATACAATATCAACTACAGAAGGTAGTAATAGTGTAGTTTTAACTGAAGGACAAATTCCTTCACATATACACGATGTTACTATTGGACCATCAACACCTACACTAACTCCTACAGGATGGGCAGCAGGACCTTATGTTGGTAATAGTATTCCTGGAGGTGGAGGATTTAAAGGTGGAGACAATGGCTTTAGACAAAGACAGTTTAATGCAGACCCTCTTCCTCCACACACACATACTGTTACTCTTGATCCTACAGGTGGAGGACAATCACATAGTAACTACCAGCCTGGACGTGGAGTATATTATATAATTTACATACCTTAAAACAAAATAAAATGGCATACCTACCTGTAAACCCTTGCTGCACTGATGTAGTTTTAAATAACCCTTGTGGATGCACAAGTACATCTAATCAATGTAATAACTCCTGTGGAACAAATGGGACTGTATCAAGCACAGTTGTGTACGATGGCCCAACTCTTCCAGGATCTGGTGTAGAAGCTTGTGACACAATCAATGTAGCATTATCAAAAATAGACTCTGTTCTTGTCGAGTTAAAAAGTCAAGTTACAGCTAACACTAGTGATATTTCTGCTATTAAAGAGCAGATAATAAACATTAACTCACAAATAACAAACATTAATAACAACTGCTGTTCATAATGATGACCGTGCTACTAACCATATCTCAGATAGGATCTGATAGCTCTACATTCGACTTATACTCAGATGTAGATAATTTCAATGCTCCTTTTGAAACAAATATCTCAGCCGCTGACTTGTTAAATGGATATACTAGTTCTCTAGTTCCAGATTATGCAAGTATTGTACGAGTGAAATCTTTGGGTAAGTGCGTTAATTATCTGGATATAGTTTTACAAAATATAACAACAACAACAACTTTAATACCTTAAACCATGTTAATACAAATAAGCATAACCATTCCCCCTGGAGGCGCTGCTGGACCATTTGACTTATATTCAGATGTGGACGGATTCACAACTCCATTTGAAACACAAGTCCCAGCTGTAGATTTAGTAGCTGGATATACAGTTACACTTCCTATGGGAGCAACCATTATACGAGTTTGCTCTGTTGGTACATGTGAAAATTGTATTGACTTACCAACTAATTGTCCAACTACTACTACTAGTACAACTGTTGAACCTACCACCACAACAACAACAACGGTAGATCCGACAACCACAACTACTACTACTGCAGAACCAACTACAACAACAACTAGTACTAGTACAAGTACAACCACTACAACTAGTACTAGTAGTACAACCACTACAACTACCACTGCATCTCCTAAGTTTCAGTATGAACTTATTACAAATACTCCTTTAGATATAGGAACCGTTAATCTTGTAATAGAAGTTGATTCTGTTCAAGTGGTGAATGAAACAATAAGTGTTGGTAATACATCTCAAGTAGGAACATTAAACCTTACTGCTGGTCAAGTTGTAACAGCAACAATGACTAACACTAAAACAGGTACATTTAACTTTGGTAATAAAATAACAAAAGATGGAGTTTTATATCAACCACAAGACAACTGTGAACCTTGTGTAAATGAGTTAATTACATCACTATCCTCTTCATATACAATGGGAAGTGCTAACACTACATTTGTGTTCCAAGGTGATATTAATCCTCCTACAACAACAACCACAACATCATCATCAACAACCACTACAACTACTACAGCTGCAGATCTGAAGTTGGATTGGGAGCTTTTGACAACCACACCTGCAGATATAGATACTGTTAGTGTAGAAATACTTGCAGATAATGTAGTTGTAGATACAGGTTCAATCACTAGTGCATCTAATCCTTTTGGAGGAAGTCCTCTAATTCAAAGTGGAGCTAATGTAGTAGTGAATGTAACAAATGCAAAGTCAGGAAATAATGTATTTGAAAATGTCGCACGAATAGGTTTAAATGTTAATCCACCGCAGACT